GCCTTGTGGCAAGGTTGCGGTAAGTAGCGGATTTTCGTCCATGAGTTCTTTCAGTCTTTATTCTCTTTAACAATCCCACATGGCTTATTGTTCTACCTGTTGTGGTGGTAAGCCAAGCTGCTACCTGCCTAGAGCTATACTGTTTTAAATGTTTCTTAGCTAGTTCTAACGCTTCAAGCTCTGTAGGAATTGGCTGCAGGAGGTTAGGATCTTCTTCATCTTGTCTGTAACCAAATGGTATAGTCTTTCTAATCTTTGGAATGGGGACATATGTTTCCTTTGCTTTGGGCTGTGGCAATATCCAAGCCCCTAAGTCTCTATCACTCACCGCTGTCTTTGGCTGGCAAAATCATGATGCCGTTAGGTGCTGTCACCTGAACTTTCTCTGTCTTCACCAAGCCAGCCCTGTCTAACAAATCCTTAGCAGCATTGAGCTTCTCTTTCAAGCCTAGCTCTGTAGGATCGGAAATGCCACTGACAACAGCCATAGCTGCTCTAGGGGCGTTCATAGCGATGTATAGCTGTGTAGCTTCAATCACTTCTTCCTTAAGAACTTCCATAAGGACTTTGGTATTGTAGCCTTCGCTATAACCAGCAAGCTGCCTAGCCTTGTGAGGATTGCCCCCAGCCTCAGCAAATAACACCTCAATGAATCTCTTCTGTTGTTCGCTTAGTTCTCTTTTAGCCATGATTAAAATAGTCCTTGTTCATAATGTTCTTCTACAGTGATAGTGGCATCCATAGTTGAACCAGCCTCTGGTGTGACAATGACAGTGTCACCGGGATTAAGAACAAGATAGCTACCATCAAGCTTGAGGTAGGCATTAGCTGCTAAAGTATATCCACCAACAATATGATAGGTTCCACTAGCACTAATATCATTCCATTGAACCTGAACAGTCTTGTTATTACCTGCATGATTGGCAATAAATAACAACACCATCTTAGCTACAAAATTCTCAGGACAAGTGTAGATAGTGTTAGCAGATCCCGCTGTTAACACTTTTCCAACACTCCTAACCTTAGGATCTTTGTTCATTTCTTCTTAGGCTTCACTTTAGCTTCAGACAAGGCAATAGCAATGGCTTGCTTGGGGTTTGTAACAACCTTGCCACCTTTACCACTGTGCAAGCCTTTGTCCTTAAACTCACCCATCACCTTAGCAACTTTAGCTGTTTGCTTTTTAGTAGCCATTATTTCTTCTTAGCTTTCATTGGCTTACCAACACCAATCATGATAGCCACCATAGGCTTACCGCCCTTACCTTCTTTGCCCTCTTTAGCCATACACTTACCAGCAGCTTTACACTTGGCTGGTGTGGGGCATCCCTCACAAGGTTTAAACGCTTTCTTAGTAGCCATCATTTACCTTTCTTAGCTGGAGCTTTTTTAACAGCACCACCCTTAGCCATCATTGGTGTTTTAGCTGGCATAGCATAACCACCACCCATCATCTTCTTCTTTGCATTAGTGGCTGTACGGCTACCTCGAACAGGCATACCACCATACATCATCTTCTTCTCAGGAACCTTAGTAGCTTCAAAAGCTTTACGCTCTAGCTCATTGGCCCTGTCCAAGTAGGTGTTACGCACCTCTTGAGGGACAGAAGTGTCCTTAGCCTTCTCACGGTACATCTTAACTTTCTCTGCATCGGTAGCCATATTATTTCTTTCCTTTTTTACTAAACATATTATGGGGCTTCATAGAAGCACCAACACCCTGATTAACATATCCACCCTTGGCAAGCTTCTTCTTATCTTTAACTTCTTTAACTTCTTGGTAGGAACCATTGTCCATCTTTTTAAGTTCTGGTCCAGTAGGCTTACCATCAGCTCCAATGCGTCTGCCATACCCCTCACGGGTGCTTTGCATAGTGGAGGTATCGTTCTTTAAGTCTCTCTCAAAAGTTTCACCAAGCTTACGATCTGCTTCACTTGATGACTTTTTAAGCTTCTCAATGTTTTCTCTTTTACTGTCATCATTGAGCTTCTTGAGAGAAGCCATCATCTTTGCCATATCATCATCTCTTGCCATCATTATTCCTTTTAGTTACCACTTAACCTTGTCTGCCCAATATGCAGCAGACATCTTACCCTTGTTAATGTTCTCAGCATGACGAGCTTTGAAGCTCTTCTGCCTAGCCTTGTCCTTAGGAGTGTCTGGACTAGAGCCAGCACCACTAACACCTTGTTGTCCAAACCTAATGAGCTTCACTGTATCACCATCTTTAGCTAACACAGCATGACTCTTCGTAGGATGTTTTGGTGTAGCCTTAGGTTTGTTATACCCGCTAAACTCTTCACTACCTTTTTTAATCATCGGAACTTGCTCACTTTCTTAGCAATCTCTTTAGGCTGTTTAACAAACTGCTTACCAGCCTTTGTACCTTCACGCTTGGCCTTAGTGGTGGCTGCATACTCAGCAGAGCTTAAAGACTTAATGGCAGCTTCAGGCAGATAACGCTCTCCTGTTTTAGCAGAAGGCTTACCAGACTTAGTTGTCCACTTCTGGGCTGTCCAATCCTTTAAAGACTTCTGAGAAGGCTTCATTTGTAACCACCACCAGCAGCTTTATACTTCTTTGCTACAAGCTGTGCTTTCCTAGCAGACCATTCACCAGCATCACCACCCTTAGTGCCAGCTTTAACACTGGCTACCAACGCCTTACGCATTGTAGGCTTGGTGTAATTGCCAGCAGCATTAACTGTGCTTTTCTTTGTAGCCATGTTCTTTCTTCTTTGGTAAGTGTCTGTGTTCTTTCCATCCCTCAGCTCTCATAGCATCTTCAACTCTGTCTAAGGGAAATACATATCCTGTGTTCTTCTCCAGTGCTGCTCTAACATAATAGACATCACTGTGGAATAGGTGCATCTTATCTACATAACCTCTGTGTAACGCTAGTGAAGCCTGTGTAGCCACACTGTAGGGGTATGTGTTTGTTAAACCTCTGTCATCTAGCTCTTGTCGGGTGTAATAGTTCATAATGCTTCATGCTAACACACATAGCCTAGCTAAGGTGGTATGGTAGCATTTATTGCTACTCATAACAACCTATCCCAATGTATGTCTATAGCGTTGACGGTAGAAGTCCTGTGAAGAAACAACTACCATTACCTGTAGGGAACGGTACATATCACATTATGAAATACATACCACCTACCACTAATATCTAGAACATACACCTAGAAAGCCCATAAGGGATGTGTTCATCTATAACTGTTGTTAGCCCACCCTTTTAGCAACAGTCTTTAACAAGTACCCACATCAAGTCTAGTCTGGTCAATGGAAGGTGTTACCAATGCCAGTGTCCAAAGCAAGACAACAAAGTGGCCCCTTTGTTATCTCCTCTGAGTCTTTTCTCTTCAGCAGCCGATTGCAAGCTCATTTCTTTACCTGTAGCCGGAAGGTAGCTCATACTTTGTTTCGTATCGCCTGTATACATAAAGCATACATGGTGCAGGTACGGGTAGTTTTACACATATTGAAACCAATGTCAAGCTTTTTTTGTAGGAAGAATGAGATATGTTAGATGTTTAGCAAATGGTCCATATGGGGGTATCTTAAAGTGCATGAAACTTCAATGAGAATTGTTCTTATTTGTTAACATATGAGTGTACAGAAGATAGCGGTTTGTGCAGCTTTATGTGCATCTTTGTAGAACAGCTTTTGTTCAATATACTTAACAATCTCTGGGTAGTTGACGGTGCAGATTGATTGTTTCATTTGCGTCTTTGTTATGAAATATTATTTCTATTGCTGGTGTGGGAGCTGCCAAGAATGGAGTTTGGTTAACAGACTCTATTTTCCTGATTTTTGGACGAGGCCATATACAATAGCGTACGCACCCCCACTGGCCCACGCCCCGCCCCGCTGCCGCCCAGCCCTGCAGCCGTAGCAGCCCTGCGATGCAATGCAGATCTTAGGTGATTCAAAGATATCCAATGCATTCAACTCAAAGAAAAGATTCTTTAATGATATCAAGGACTTAGAAGATATTGAATACTGATTCAAAATCGGTTCACCATGTCAAAAACCACCGAAAAAGGTTATGCTTTTTTTGCATAACCCTGTTGACAGTAGGGTCGGTATATCCACCATCCTTATTTTTAACCATATCCCCTCTCTCTAAAGTCCCTTTAAACCCTACCCCAAAACAACACCATCCCATCCTAGTTATCCACAGCACAACTTAGCCTTATCCACAACTATCTCAAAATGCGATATTAACAAACTGTGGACAACTCTATCTTGACTTCCTATATTTATAATCACAAAAGACATGCCAACTTGTTGGCATCTTCTTTTGTTTAAATATAGGAAGATCTGCGGGCATGTGCCTGAATCCATGTCTTTCATTTAATAGAGAAAATACCCTTTTTCATGGTAGTGAAAAAAGGGTATTTTCTCTTGAATTCATTAAATGAAAGACATGAAGATGAAAACTGAAATCGATACGGCTCGTTTCCTGAATCTTGCCAAGCTTGTTTTGGACAATTGTG